TCCAAGGATTCCAACCGGCTGACAAAAGTGTCATATCTATATGATCGCCAAGAAGGGCATTTACAGAGCCCCCAGACGTATAAACACCATATCCAGAGGTATTCACGCCTGTGAGCTCAAAAGTGTTGCCTACGACATTTGAGACGGTAAAATAGCGATCGTTGAGTTGAGTCATTCCAGCAACATTGTCGATGCTGATGACATCACCGTTAGACAGACCATATCCGGACGTCACCGTAACTACTCCAGGATTGGACTGTGTCACGGATACGATTGATGAAGAGTAAAATCTCTGAGCGTCTTCATCACCCTGCTCCATTACATGCACCATTCCTAGAATATCGCCCCCTAGAAACAACTCGCTATCATCGCCGTAAAAGTAGCTTTGTAAAGTCTCATCATCACCAAATTCATCTAAGGTCTGATCGTTGAAGTCAGCAATCGTTGCATCTACAATCTGGCTGCCATACCCAAGCACATTCATATCGATGGTAGCTGTGCTAAACGCCTTTGAGTCATCGTCGTAAACGAGCGCCGCATTGGTATCCTCAGACTCTAGGCGCGGGTAAAGCATCCATGTCCTCTGAAGCTCAAAGTTGCGCTTGAAGAATAGGTTCGACGTAAAGTTCCTATTCACCTCATCTGAGATAAAATCCTGGATCCGCTCGTCGATGCGTACAGTCTGGGTTGTATCAGATGCCGTGATACCTCTCACTCCAGCAGCTATCGCAAATGAATCGTAGCCAACAGAAGCCATCCGTCCATCACATGAACGGAAGTCGTTTAGCTTGTTCCACCGAACTGGAAGTGCGGGATCTGGATTCGGGCTGAGTATCCATACGCTATTGGTAAAATAGACAACGAGATAGTCCTTGAGAGCGACAGCGCTTACGATCTGGTCAGATGTAGGCGCGTCAACGAAACCACCTCGACCAGCAGCATTATCGTCCCAGGCATTGGTATTATCAGGATTCTGTATCTGGCACCAGCGTGCCCTTTGAGGATACGTCCTAGCTCCCTCAATCGTATGTAAGAGGAATAGACGATCCCTCATAGCAAAGATCAGCTTGCAGCCATTGATCGAAGTTACACCGTTGATCGTAGGTCGAAAAGATGTTGTAGTGGTGCCTCCGTCATAGTAGCGTATGCCGTTCATTCCAGCCGAGTAGGCTAAACCGTTAGTGAAATACATACGATCGAGCACTGTCGCTGCAGAGGAACTACTACTGGCCCAGTTACACGTGAAAACGTAGTCGCTTGCACCACCGCTAAATATATCACTGGTATCGAGAGGATCAAAAACACCAGAGGTGCTATTGAAGACACAGGCACGCTCGGTATCAAAGGCTAAAGTGACTTTACCTCCCGAGCTATCGATATATAACCCTATTCCCATCACAGGAAGCTCTGGAATTAGATAAACAGCGCCTCCTCCACTATGAGCGGTAAAGTTAGTCGTAACGGTATCCAATAGCTCAAATGTTGTAGCGCCAACCGAATCCACCTCATAGCGGTTTCCATTAAGCTGGGTCATACCGCCAACCGAACGAAACTCGACGACGTCTCCATTTGAGAGACCTACTGTTGAAATCACCGTCACGACACCAGGATTAGCCTGTGTAACCGCGGGCGCTCCACCTAGATTCCAGTTGGCACCGACGCTATGTACTAATAGGGCTAGCTGTGAATATCCAAGCCGTTTTTGAACGAATCCATGATGAAGCTGTGCATTCTCTATTTCAGGAAATGCGTCGATAGGCTGTAACCACGGCTCCATTGTCGTATCTAAACCAGTGGCATACGGAGCGATTAAAAACGGCTGGTATGGCTGCATTAGTTCCCCAGGGCTACCCAGTAAATATTCTGTGCCGCGACAGAAACATCCCATCGAAGCGTAAATCCAGCAGTCGTTGCGTTTGTAGACCTATATGCCTGTGAAGAGTCAGTGGCAGCAGTGACCTGAATATTAAAAATGGCTGTAGGAAAAGCAGTCGGAAATGTCACAGCTTGTGGACTTGCTCCAGATATCGCTTGAGTTCCCCACTTCATCAAGATTCCACCAGGTAACAGTACTTGTCCTGCCGTAGCAGCTGTAGCAGTACCTTGCGTGAGCTGAGTCACTCCACCTGTGTCGTTTATATAGAATAGCTCTACCTTTCCACTGACCGTGTCATTCAGGCCATAAAGTTGGCCTGCAGAAGTGATAGCAGCAGGAGTATTAGGTCCACCGATGGTAGCTCTATCTACAAGGTTAACGGCCCACAGTTTCAGCTTATCTCCAGCTGCATCACCATCGCTAGCCTCCTCGATCGCCACCCAGTTAGGTGTGATTGCAGCCGATAGATTTCGTATTTTTTCGCTAGTCGTTGGCCGACTATTATCCCAGACCATAATACCTCAAAACATCGGTAGGGCACGCGTAGACTCAAGATCGACGTGAGTGCGGGTTAGTATGTAGTTTACCTGTTCCTTATAGAGAGCTGTTAGCTCAGCATATTTATCTGCTTCACCAAAATCAGAAACGATGTGACGTGCAGCGCCGAAGGCGATGGTTGGACCCCATTCATCCAGCAGAGGACGATCATATGGATCTTCGAGCGTCGTGGATGTGCCTCCAGTCGCTGTACGCACAAGGGATAAACTCCATGCCTTTATACGAACTCTGTAGGCTCTATCGGGCATGGGGTAAAACACAAACTGGTTATCAAACATCAATACAGCTGTGGGTGACCCAACAGCAAGAGTGACAAAACTGACATCAATAGACTGCCCATTAGCCGGAGCGCTATTAAATGTCACGGCAACCGCACCTGTAGCATAGTTGACTGTTCCTGTACCACCGAGACTTCCAGTCAGAACACCAGCTCCATTATCTGTGAATACTTCAACTTGATCGTCTACGAGCACCGATCCTGTCTGAATAGGCGTGCTGTCACCGTAGGTGTTGCTGAAGCTAACAGTTACCCCATCTCCGACCCACTGAGGGAACCTAGAAACAGAAGAGCTGTTTTCTAGGTAGAATCTGTCAGTGTTTTGATAGAAGAGGATGGGCTGATTGTCAACCCAAGCCTCGGGGACGAAATTCGTATATCCAGATGGAAAATCATAGTTCTGGACATTGAACTCAGTGTTGAACTCGTAGTTTACGAGGTTTCGATTGAGCTTTACCTCGGCTGGAAACTCATATTGCAGATATCGATTGATGTAAGTATCTAGCTCGTTCGTATTGAGCTCATTCACAGATAGACGGCCTGAAACCTGGCGCGTCTTCGTTCGTATATCTGCAAAGGTCCAGGTGGCCATAGTCAGTCCTTATTCAAACATTTGACGGCATTGGAATCGTGGCTTATATCCAGTGCAGGATTTATGCATCTTGCCATATGCGTCTGGCTTGAGATTCCAAATTGGAGTTTGGCAATTCTCGATATGGCGGATCATATGGCGTGGTAGTCTATAAATTCCACCATGCATCAGTAATGGATACATGAACCACTTGGTTGTTCCATACGTAAACTTTTCAGCCAGTCCTGGCTGCTCTAAATTCATGAATTCTACCTTGAGCACTTCACGTAGGAACTTCTCCTCTTTTTCATTCCTTGGCTTGCTGCCAACGATGGGGAGCTTATCGAAGTTTTCCTCTTTGAAATCTAGTCTAGGCATTGGATCTCCAGTAAATGGGAGGAGCGGGATTGCGCTCCTCCCGTGTGATTACAGAACGGACTCGGAACCCTTGACAATGGCAACCATCGCAGCGCTATTTGCACCCACGACGCCAGTACCACAGGTAATTCCTCTCTGAGCGAAGTTCTCAGTAGGAATAGGATCGCCAGCGCTATTACTGACGCGGCTGACATAACCACCGGACACATACACAGAGTATGCGCTGGTGTTTGCTGTCAAAGTAATGGTCGTAGCTGTGACTGATGCAATCACAAACTCGCCATTCTTTGATGTACCGCTACCATCATCAGCCAATGCCGACACCATGATAGTGTCACCAGCTGTGAATCCTGCTGCCACAGTGGAATCCACAGTGATCACGCCAGGGTTAGCACTGGTGAAGTTGCTGATGGTAGCTCCGTAGTTAGCCCCATTGGTGAATGGAGTAAATCCGTTGCTCGTGGTGATCGTACCGGCATCTACGTCTAGATAGGATGCATTTGCCATCCCATATACCCACTGCCATGAACCACCGTTAGTGGTATCGATAGTGGTGATCTCTGCCACGTCAAAACCCACGTTTAGCTTACGAGCTACGGCTGGGTTAGCGTTGGTGAATGAAAACGTTTTGATCTGAGCCATTTAGGTCTCCATCTCCGATTTAACGGAGTGTTTCTTTATAGTTACGGATTCATGACATAATTTACACAACCAAGTCACATCGAGTAACTTGGTATAATCCTGATGATGAGCCTCTAGACGCCTAGACGATGCACAATTTGTACAGTATTTAGGTTTCACGATAATTCCTCGTTTAAGTGCTCGCTCGACAGCAGCGTGAGCGCGTATCTTGTCTTTATTTCTAGATTTCCACGCTCGCGAATGCTCTCTATGAAGCATTTTTCCATGGTCGGATTCATAATAACTTTTCTTGCGTTCGGCAATGGAGTCTCTACGAATCTTGTGGAACAAAGAATTTTTAAGGCGACGCTTTTCAGCCCACTCAGGATTTTCAGCATATTTTTGACGACACTTAGCGTTCTTGCAGATTTTGCAAGACGTTTGCAGTCCATCTTTTGCTGTGCAATCCTTGTGAAACTGATCACGTTCTTTTTCCTCTCTACAGGTGCTACATCTTTTCATTTCAACCACCCAATCGTTGGATGGTATCAACTATAACGATGTTCGTGTATTTAAGCTACGAATGTCGTAACTCTATGAGTGTGTGGCCATAACGTTCAACATAAAAGAATCATTGAGGATACGCGATACAAACGGATGTTTCCATCCGACCGATCCTCTTTGATTTAGTGGATCACCAGCACCAGCGCTGCCGAGCGGATGCACATAGAACTCACCGCTCTCTGCTCCAAGATGGACTACAGCATAGGCTTCTTTACCAACGATGAAGTTATTATACACCGCGGGCGATGCGCTAGACACGCTTCCGGCCGATGTATATAACCAACGGATGTTCCCTGTAGAACCCCATTCGTAATCTAATACTGCTGAATTGTTAGGATAGTTAGCTGATGATATAAAGTTAGAAACAGCTTCTAAATCATCTAGTAATGCCGAATCCATAAGTCCCCAGAAACTACTTCTGATAGGGGCTGTACCGAATGCATCTCTTCCGACGATTACTTCTGAGATCATCTCTGCGTCGTTTCCGAGCAGAGCGACTGTTGCTGCGTCGAGATCGGCTTTTGTCAGCTCCGTTGGAGTGTTGCCGTTGACGCCATTGCTACAGAGTAGCACAGACGAAGTAGATGCTAACACATCTCGGGTTACTTCGTCAATGGTTTGTCCCATATTTTGTGCTAAAAGTCGAGAGGCCTCGTTAAGCACCTTATCCTCAACGGTTAGCTCGACCTGGTCAGTGATGGTTACGAAGTTTCCGTAGAAATCCACTCGTGCACTGATATCAGTGACGGATAGAGCTGCTCCTGGAGGAGTTGTACCGTCGACAAGTGGGACTGGCACTGTCGCTAGCTTGCTGTAGCGTCTGAAGACGATGGTATCCCCCGATTTCTTCGGTAGGGTACGGCGCTGAGCAAACTTTGTGTGGATCAGCGCAGGGTAGGCTGTCATGAGTAGTAGACGGTCATAATATTCCCGGACTGCTGGTGGCAATACGGCTGTTGTGGTAATGGCCATGGTGGCTCCTATAGGTTAAGAGTAACCAAGATTGCGGTGTACCTGTTTCATGAAATCTGCATCGCTCATATTCTTGTAGCTTACTTTGGGAGTACCACCCACTGCATGCCCAACCGATGTAAGTGATCCCGCACGCTCAGCGTTTTGGATAATCTTTTCGGCATCGGCATTTTTAGCAGTTTGTTTTGACTCATTTCTATAAGCATCAGAATTCTTAGCTAGCCAATAGGCAAGCTCATAGCGATTTGGATCGTTCACGAGGGTATTTCGCAACGATGGATTGCTTTTGATGACATCGGGAAGATATTTGGAGACAATCTCCTGATAATCAGGATGTTGCTGTATAACTTTTAGCTCTTGAATTGACGTCTCATACTGTTTTTCTTTTTTATCGAGAATCCGTTTTAGGTCTCTAACAGTAAGCACATCGTCCTCGTCCATGTCATCCTTCGGCGTTTGAGCCTGGGGCTGATTCGTTCGAGCTTCCAAAAGAGCTAAATGCTCTTGCATCATCTTTAGATTTTCTTCCAGTTGCTGCCTACTCTTTCGCTCTGCCTGTAAAGCAGATAAGGGAACTACATGTTCCTGATCCTGCTGAGGGTTAGCGTTCTGATCGGTATTTACTGGTGGAGCGGCGGCCTCCGTCATTGCGCCCGTATTCAAATCATCGCCCATAAGTCGGCGGCACCTCAGTTATTGTACACGTAAGAATTTGCTATATCTGGACGGTCTTGTACGTAGGACTTCTCTGGTGATCCGACGTCTCCAATTCCCTTCCAGTCAATAGGTATGTCGTGGACATTGATTTGGTGGTTCATAATCTGTCCATCCCGTACCTCTAAAACGATTGTTCCCAGCAGTGGCGGTGGCTTTCGGACATAGGTTTTTACCATACGACGAAGAATGGTTTCACCTGTTGTCAGAATAGCCTTCATGGGCTTGTAAGCGATCACAATCCAATACTGACCAGTAGGCTTGCGATTTAAGATCTTTTCGATCTCTTTTGCGTCTGCCTGGATCAATGCATCGGTGCTTTCATGTAGATCTTGCTTCATTCTAGTACTTGTAATTCCAAGCCTGAGCTGAGTAGCCTTTGTCACACATTTTCAGTGTTTCAGCTTTTTTTGCGTCTTTCATAGGTCCCGTTGTAGACACCATCATAGGCTTATCCATGTTACCCATGATTTTACCTTTCAGCGGATTACCAAATTTATCGTTGTTTGATTTAGCCATATTTATAGTAGGCTTTTCAGAGCTATACTTCATTGGAGTAACTCCTTGTTAACTTGTTGAATTGGTGATGCTTGCTCAGCTTGAGCGGCAGGGGATGAGGCAAGTGCCGTGATGGTAACATCTTCCTCTTTGAGTCTATCTGCTTTAGCCTTTGCTGATTTATCCATCAGTTCGACTAAAGAGAGATACTTGGCGGTATTTTCCATCTGCAAAGATGCAAGCTCATTAGCTGCTTGAGCGTGTTTGAGAGCTGCGTCAGCGCGATTCTCCACTGCCATGCTGTTACGCTCATCCTCAAGACCAAGATTAGCCACCGCACGTGTAAATCGTTCTTTCGCACCAGCCATTTGTTCCACAGATTTGCTAGTAGCGAGGTTCGTTTGCGCACTGAGTAGCTGCTCCTGTATTTTTTGTTGTTCTGCGGCTTGCTGAGCTTGTTGCTGTTGAAATTGCTCCATTTCTTCCATGTATTCACTCTTGCCTTGTAGGGGAGCTGCTTTAGCAAGGAGCATGGGAGGAATTGGAACGCCGAGTTGCTGCAAATCGATAAGTTGTCTAAAGAACTGCTGACGTTGAGTATCGGTGAGCACGCCTTCTTGAATGACACAGTCATATTTGGTGAAGCTCTGCTCATAAAATTCTTTAGTAGGCTCTTCATTGATGATGCGTGCAACTTTTGCTGGTGACCACTTTTGAATAAGCTTCAATATTTTTCCAGAGAGTGCCTTTTGACTCCTGCGCAGATTATCAAATAGGTCCTGTAGATTGGTGATTGCAGCTCCTTGCCTCAATAGCTGTAACACCCCGGAGTCGTTAGCTGTCTCGATCTGTCCAAATGCAGCGTCGTTTACTCCAGCTATCTCGTTGATATCCTGGTCAAATTGCTGTTGTAGCTGAAACATAGACGGAGGTATTTGTGCGGGGGGGATTTTTGTGAGAGCGTCAGGTGCTGCATCCTGATGTTTCCAGATAACCTTACCCTGAGACGCCTGAAATAGACTCCTAGGATTAATGACTGAGCCCTCTGTCGCAATCCAACCGGAATTAATCTGGCTATCGAGCAGATCAATCATCTGGCTTCTACGTCGATTAGACTCTCTCTGCGGGTCGATCATTCCTCTGGTGAGAGATTGTACCTTCATAGACCAATCAGAGCTCTCAGGCTCCCAAATCGCGACGAATGGCACGAATGGATATTCGTCGATACCAAACGGATTTGTCTCATGGTGAAGGACACGATTATTGACGATGACGTACATGTCAATATAGCGCTTCTGGCGCTTTACCATTTCAAAAGATGGCTGCATGGACTTTAGACGTTGAAAATCGTCGGGAGACCCTTCGAAATCCGCCCACCTTCCAGTGTCACGATCTACAATGACCTTCTGAGACGACCACCGCTGAAGGTACATCTCGGAATAGGCCATCAAATCTTCTCCACCAGGCTGCGTCTGGTATGGTAGCCACGTGAACTTATCATCGCGTTCCCAGCCAACATGGTGAAGTTCTCGAATTTCCTTTTCTCTCGTTGGCAGTAGGGATACTACCATATTCTCGGATAGGTATTTACGCCGCAGAATATAGGAACAGTCGGAAAGATCAAGCTTTGTGAAATACGGATCAATGATAAAACCATTCCAAGGCTCACGATCGATTACGATATCGCCATCGATGGGATCATTTCTATAGTCTACATATACTGACCCTAGGTTCCACCCAGTTTTTAGAGCTCCTCCAAAACAATCACTGATCGTATTATAGCCATCTTGACTTGACATGACGTAGGTTAGCAGCTGTGATAGCTGATCAGCTGTTTTTTGATCACTACCCTCGATAGGAACGACAACAGAACTTAAGCGATTTTTACGCTGATAACCCGTCACCATATTGATTACACGACGGATCCTATTGAAGACGAATGCATTTCGTCCTTCTTCCTGAAGAGCTCGCTTTTCAGCTATACTCCACTGATCTCCTAGATAGAACTGAAGGTCACGCTCAGCTTCCGGATAAAAATTGTTCCAGGCATACCAAGCTTCGTAATAATAATTATCGAAGGCGCTGAGTATCTCGTGCTCATTTAGAGGCATAGGATGTCCCGAGTAGATCTAGGAACATCCTACAAAAAAATTAACGTTTAAGCTACATGAAACTAGTGATAGGATCGATATTTGCGTTCCATGGCGAGAGCTTCTGATTCTGTCATTCTACCGGCCTGAGACGATTTTGAATACTGCACAGCCATGTATCTAGCTGCATCTGCCCAATGGCTTGACCAGTCATGTACCGGTCGCTCCGAATATACGTTCATTGCTTCGTTGTATGATTTGTGGTAGTTTTCAAGTGCCTTCACCAATCGTTTGCACTTCACGCTATCGATCCAGAGCCGTGGAAATAGTCCTCTAACCATCTCGATGCCATCGATAATAGGAAGATTTGGCACTATTTGAAATGGAATGCCAAGTTCTTTAGCGATCATCAATCGACTGCGAGCCCCTTGTGTAAACTCACGTACTTGTATGTCGTGAGGCGCATAGTGACCACCATACGACCATCCATACATAGAAGCTTTTTGCTGAACAATGTTCACATAATGAGCTAAACCCTCGCCGTGGTTTTCGTAACAGTCCACTATATGGATTTCCTGACCGCATCGTTGAGCAAAGATGATGGTCGTGCTATCTCCGACTCCAATATCCCAAAACGTGTCTATCGGAGCATGGGGGTCTGGAGGAACTGGACATACGCGCCCTTCCATTTCTGCTATATTCAACAGCTTAGCATAAAAAGCGCCTTCTATACCCTTATCGAAGCACACGTAATATTCTTGCTGAATCAGGTGTTCTGACATGCCTTCGGCACGCTCTTTCTCAATGTCTTCAGCCGTGATTATGTGAGTGCCGTCATCTCTATAAGTATCGTCGATAGTTAGTCGCTGACAGAACCAATCTGGGTCTCTAGAAGCCATTTCATAAAGATCATAGGCATGATTCTTGCCCCTTGGCGTAAAGTTCATTACAGCCCATCCGCCATTCTCTCTCAAAATGGGACGAGTAAAGTTCCACGCATCCGGACTTTGAAGTGAAAACTCGCTGAAAACACATCCTACGGGGTTTATACCGACGTTTATGATGGCGTCTGTACCGATGATTTGAATGAAAGATCCATTCGTCAGGCGGATGCTCATCTCCTGCTTATTAACCGATTCGATTATTTCGGTTGGTATGTAGTCTAGAAATCGCTTCCCTGTACCAGTCGCCCCATCCCATAAGATACGGCGTCCAAGTGTTGACTTAGGAAAAAAGTAACAGTACGTACCTACCCGATGCCACCAAGCTTGGCGAATCATGTAATTCCAACACATAACCTCCTTACCTGCACGCCTATGCATCACGCATACAGCTCGTTTATATCCGCTATCCATGGCCTTGAAAAAATCGATTTGATAGTGTCGTGGTTTGAAGTCTGGGATTATGATTGTTCTATTTCCAGACTGATCGTGCATGACTTACCTTGACATGATTTACTGCAGAACTTGCTACGCTCGTATGAGCTCGGTTTTTTTGTGTATTCAGCACCACAATACATACATATTTTGTACCGCTTTTTTGATCGGCTGCTTGAGGAACCACGCATTGATGCGAGGCAGCTTTTACTACAGAATCGTTTTTGACGCTTCGTTAGAGGACTCAGACACGTGGCACATCGCCTCATAAGACACCAAAATTATTTAGCCAGACTGGGGCGATAACATAGGCATATTTTGCATAATACAATTGATAAATTCCATTACAAAATTTAGTCTAAAGAAAAACGGAGGCGCATATGCCCATCGACCCACTAGCCTATCTAGGCACACCAGACGCAAGTACAACAGTATCAGGCAAGGCTAGAATCGCCACAGTTGCAGAATCTGTTGCTGGAACCAGACAAGATATCGTTTGTTCTCCGGCTGGTGTAGCTGCTGTAGCTATTTCAGGATCTCCGGCCTGGAGTGAGAGTACTAGTGGAATTGGAAAGTTGGCTACAAATGCTCAAGCTGTTGCTGGAACTAATGATGATAGGGCAATGACCCCGCTGAAAACATCAGCTGTTTTCGCAGCTCCACCAGCTATCGGTGGTGTTACGCCAGCCGCTGGTACATTTACCACTCTGACTGCTGATTCAACCGGCGCAATTGGTCTAGACGCGGACGCAGCCTCTCATTTTGCTGTCTCTGGTGCTGGAATAGATCTGACTCTGCAAAGTTCTCTTGGAAGGGTAATTGTTAACGGCGAAGAAGCTGCAGCTAATGCCATCACGCTCCTAAGTGCAGCTGGCGGGATTGATGCCGACGCCGCTTTGCAAATCAACATCGCTTCTTCTCAAAATGCTGCTGACGCGATTGTTATATCTGCATCTGCCGGCGGTATTGACCTCACTGCCGCTGGGGCAGCAGGTGAGGATATTGACCTTGTTTGTACGGCTGGCTCAATCAATCTGACTGCTGGAGAAAATGCAGCGGACTCCATCAAGATCGTGAGTTCGGTTGGTGGTATAGATATCACATGTAGTGGTGCCGCAGCAGGTGAGGATATTGATATTACCACCAGTGGTTCTTCAGTCAACATCACCGCATCAGAAGATGCCGTTGATGCAATCAAATTAACGGCCAGCGCGGGTGGCATTCAACTTTTGGCAACTGGAGAGGCAACACAGGATATAACAATCACCAATACCGGTGGTAGTGTTCAAATCACTGCTACCGAGAACGTATCGGATGCTATCTATTTGCGTGCAAACGGTGGCACCAGCGAAGCCATCAAGATCCATGCTGACCAGGGAACTGGTGTTGCCTCAGTAAACATCCTATCTGATGTTGGCGGTATCACTCTTACCTCTACAGGACTTGCTAGCGCGGATGCCATTAATCTTGAAGCCGCAGCTGGCGGCATTGACATGGATGCAGCACTTCAGATCAACATCGCTTCATCCCAGAACGCAGCTAACTCTATCGTCATCAACTCTAGTGCTGGTGGAATAGATATCACCTGTAGCTCAGCAGCGGCTGGCGAGGACCTGGATTTAGTAGCGACTGGTTCATCAGTAAACGTTTCATCTAGTGAAGCTGTTAGCGACGCTATTACTTTGCAGGCATCAGCTGGTGGTATCGACATGGATGGAGCGCTTCAGGTAAGCATGCGGTCCTCACAAAACGCAGCAAACTCCATTGTCATCGAATCAACTGCTGGGGGCGTAGATCTGCTGGCCAGTGGAGCCTCTGCGGGAGAGGACATAGATATCGTCGCCACTGGTTCATCTGTGAACATCCAGGCTACGGAAGCGGTCTCTGACGCTATTACCCTGAATGCTAGCAACGCTGCCGGAGGTATGACATTAGCATCCGGCTCTAATGGACTGCTTTTGGATACAAGTGGAGTGCTGGAGTTGAATAGCTCAGCTGCTGCCATCGGAATTGGTAACGATGCGGTGGCACAAGCCATCAACGTTGGTACTGGTGCAGCAGCTAGGACTGTCACCGTTGGCAACACTACCGGTGCATCAGCCCTTGTACTGAAGGCGGGAACCGGCAAGATCACCATGACAGGTACCATCCAGGAAGCGACAACAAACTTTGTCACCTCTACCGGTGATAGCATCACCTTTGCTCAATCACCAGTACTGCAGTCTAACCTGACTACTGGTGCAGCACCTACCGGTGTTGCCGGAGATGTGAACTTGATGTCCATAGGAAATGGCATCATTATGGAACAGTTTATCATCGGTACCCAGACCATAATCGCTCCAAGAATGAGTTCTAGTGGTCTTTTAGTATCCCTAGATCTTACGGCTACTGATGGAGTAGAATATAACTGGGGGGCCGCTAGAAATAACTCTAGAAATAGCTTCACGATTGGCACCAGTGCAGCCTTCTTCTTCGAAGTCCAAATGACCATCGCGGATATCAGCGGAGGAAGTCCGTACTGCATCGGATTCCGTAAGACTGAAGCTAACAATGCCACATTTGCTAACTATACCGATTATGCAGCTATCGGTATGTTTACCCTAACTTCTGCAACCAACATAGTGCTTTGTACAGAGCTCAATAGCGGTGGTCAAACACTGACCAACACCACCGATGCATGGGGTGGTGATGGCGCTACCAAGACACTGAAAGTTCTGGTATCAGCAGCTGGTGTTGTAACCTATACAATCAATGGAGCAGCACCTACTAGCACAGCGGCATTCACTTTTGATAGCACAGACGTAGTTGCACCGTTTATCCGTATCGAGCATGGTGCAGTTGCTCCAGGCGCAGTGAATATCGTGTCTATGAAGTGCGGATTCCAGGCGTAAGGGGTGAATCATGGCGACTACTAATAGACCACTTAAATACGGTACGGGCAGCCGCCGTGAGCCGATCAGTTCGGATGGAGAGGTCTCCATCCGACTTATCAATGACGCTAATGCAAACCCCATTTATATTGCACGTGCTAGACCAGGCGCTCCTGAAACAGAGCCCCTGTGGCAACTCTGCAAATTGGCCTATGACGCTAACAATGGTCTAATCTCCTTAAAATGGCCTCAGAATGATCTGGGAGTGGCAAGCACTGAATACGAGTTTGTATTCTCTGATGGATCAGGTTTTGTTGTGTCCGCAATAACCAATGCCAATCCTGGTGTTGTCACTACGTCCACAGCGCATGGATTCAGCAATGGCGACCTTGTTACCATTAGCGGAGCAATCGGAATGACGGAAGTCAATTTTGACAATACGACGGATACTGTCTATATGGTCGCATCGGTAACTCCAACCACTTTTGAGCTAAATACCATTGATGGTGATAACGTAAACACAAGCGCATACGGTGTGTATGCAGGATCTGGCATAGTTGACGCGCAAAGCTGGGCAAATTACGTCTACGAGTGAGGGACTGTGAAGCTAGTATATAACCCGCTCACAGGCCGCTTCGATGCCGATAACGCTTCTGGAGGCATTCAACCTCCGTCTGGGGGTGTTACTACGGATGACGCGATAGCTCGCTGGGATGGAACTACCGGTGAGCGATTGGCAAATTCGGGGGTTACACTATCCGATGCCAATCGCATCACTATTCCCAGTGGATCTACAGCGGGCATTGCATGGGGAGATGGAGATACCAGTCTATATGAGGTGTCAGATGATACACTGGTATTCAAAACTAACGGCATCGAAGCGATAGAGATTTCCAATACACAAGCTGTATATCTCGCCAATCCACTCACCGTACCTAGCGGCGGCACTGGAAGCAATAATTTGAGTGCCGGATATACCCTAATCGGCAATGGTGGAAACGCTGTACAAGCGATAAATGCGAGTTCAAAAGGTTCAATAGTCGTCGGAAACGGAACGACAACCCCCAGCTCTGTCTCGGTCGGTACCAACTCCTATGTTTTGACAGCAGACAGCACACAAACAGCAGGCGTTAAATGGGCAGCAGTCTCCGCCGGGGATGTCGTTGGGCCTGCATCATCCACAGATAGCGGATTCGCAAAATTCGATGGCACCACGGGGAAGTTGCTAAAAAATTCGGCAGCCACGATTGCAGTAGCTGATGGCGGTACCGGATCCACCACATTCGGCACAGGATATTATATTTTTGGTAACGGTACCTCCGCATTGACCACTGTTGATGGTACAGCAAAAGGCACCATAATTGTTGGTGATGGATCGGGAGCTCCTTCTACACTGGCAGTTGGAACTGATACGTACGTTTTAACAGCTGATAGTGCTCAATCCACAGGAGTAAAATGGGGAACTCCTCCAACTGGAAGTTTTGTTCCATTAGCTACCGTCACTGCTAGTTCATCAGCATCACTATCGTTTACAAGCACATATATTACAACTACATATAATCTGTATGCATTATATATACGAAATATAGTTCCAGCAACTAATAGTACTTCGTTCTACCTGCGAGTATCCACAGATGATGGATCTACATGGAAAAGTGGTGGTACCGACTATCTATCAGTATCAAACGGAACATTGAGTTCAGGTGCTGGAAACAACGTAGGTTCAGCTGGAGCAGCTCAATACAATATTCTAAATAGTCAGACTTGCGGAGTCGATGCAGGAGAAATCGTGAGTCTGTGGATGTGGATGTATGAGCCGATGAATGCTAATACCAAAACGTCATTCCAGTGCTCTGGCGCGGTCATGAACGTATCATCTGTATTGATGAACCATTCTGGAACTGGTGTATACAACACAACTGGCGCTACAAATGCAATTCAGTTTTTGATGTCTTCTGGTAATATTTCCAGCGGATCGATCACTTTATATGGAGTTAAGCAAAGCTAATGCCTGTCACACTCAATCCATTCACAGGTGATCTAGCAGTTGATCAGCATGACCGTGGAGTATTGCCACCTACAGCGGGCGGCACTACTGACAATGCTATAGCTCGATGGGATGGTACATCAGGGGTTCGTCTCAACGATTCGGGAGTTATTCTGAATGATAATGACTTGATCACTATACCATCAGGCGCTTCATCCGGTATCGTATTTGGAGATGCGGACACTGGTGTTTATGAATCTAGTGATGATGTTTTAGTCTTTAAGACAAACGCCACAACGGCTATGAGTCTGTCTAATGTACAGGTATTATCACTTGCGAATGCGCTTGAAGTGACAAGTGGAGGTACTGGGGTTACATCTCTGACAGATGGAGGCATTCTTCTTGGAAGTGGAACGTCAGGTATTACTGCTACTGCTAGGCCTTCTAATGGCCAGCTTCTTATCGGCTCTACTGGCACTGATCCTGTCGTAGCAAGTATCACTGCAGGGACAGGAATTACTCTTACGCCCGGCGCAGGCTCTCTGACGATCTCAGCCCCCGCAGTAGGGGATGTTGTTGGTCCGGGCTCTGCGACTGACGGTGGCTTTGCCAAATTCGACGGTACTACAGGAAAGTTGATTAAAAATTCAGCAGCCACCATTGCGGTTTCTGATGGCGGCACTGGTTCTACAACGTTCGGAACGGGATATCATTTATTTGGTAATGGCACTTCAGCTCTCACGGCGGTGGATGGTACAGCAAAGGGTACCATTATTGTTGGTGATGGATCGGGAGCTCCAAGTGCAGTTGCTGTAGGTACGAATAATTACGTGCTTACTGCCGATTCGGCTCAGGCTAACGGTTTGAAATGGGCATCCCCGAGCGGCACATGGGTATATCTCACGAAGACATCTGCTTCCGCTTCTGCGTCGGTGACATTTACAAATACCTATCTTACGTCCACATATAACAAGTATGTAATTCTGCTACAAAATGTGATCCCAGCCACTGACGCTGTCCTACTATATGTCCGCGTATCGACTGACAACGGATCTTCATGGAAAGCGGGTGCAAGCGATTATACCTATGCGGGTAATACCAACTCGGTATCTACGACTGCCAACATTGGTACCTCTACAGACACTGAAATACAGCTAACCACAGGAAACCTAGGTAATGCTGCCGCGGAATACACTAATTCAGTGATCTGGCTGTGGGACCCTTTAAATGTGAGTACGCGCACTGGCATTACCGCCACGTCTAACCTGCATAGCACTACTACAGCAGCATCAATGACCCATTTATTTGGAGAGTACACGACTGCAGGGGCTACTGACGGAATACAATTTATTTTCAGTTCAGGCAATATCGCTTCTGGCGATTTCATTATTTACGGAGTAAAGGACGCCTAATGGACGAACCTACCCATATCATGAAGGACGGCGTACGTGTCGACCTATCAGAAGAGCAAAAAGCTGAATATAGAGCACTTTGGGCGCAAGGCGAAGCTAAGATGCAAGCTGAACGCCAGCAAGAGATTCATCGATCAGAGCAACGAAAAAAAGTACTCTCTCGTCTTGGATTGACAGAAGATGAACTCGTGCTACTTAAGGGCGTATAAATGACTTTCGGAGTACCTGGCCAAAATACAGACGGATTGGCCTATGCAGACTACAGACGGGCTCTTGTTCCAACTGTAGACGCCCCTAGACGTCCGACTACTAGCGATAAAAAGTTCGCTTTGCAAACGATTTGGCGTACCAACAAGGAATCACAGTCTCCTGCATCAGAAGGAGAGGAGTGGATTCTTGTAAGATTTGACTCGTCAGGCGATGCGATATGGGTACGTTTTGATGGTACAGGGGGAGCGTCTGGATTACAGACTCTGACTGGAGATGACGCGGTCCAGGTAATTCCAGACGGTGCCGGTGATATTGACATGCTTGGAAATTCCACCCAGGGTGTCAGCACATCTGGATCGGGTTCAGCTATGACTATTACGGTCGCAGATGCTAGTGCCGGTCAAAAGGGTGTCGTCAAAGTCGATAATACAACGATTGTATCGGTCGGTGGAACAATAAGCACTTCCGGTTCTGTGGCTACATCTTATACCGCCGACGCGGGTAGCGCTGTACCTGCGCTTGGTGTGCTAAATGTGCTAGGTGGTACAGGGTGCTCTACTAGTGGCGCAGGAGCTACGCTTACAATCAATGCCGATTCGTCAGTACCATTATCCTTTTCTACAGACGCTGGAAGCGCTGTTCCTGCCGCTAATGTCATCACCATAGCTGGTGGCGCAGGGATCAGTACAAGTGGTGCGGGCTCGACGGTAACCATTACCGCGGACAGCTCATTCTCGAACTGGGTAGAGGTCACAGCTGCCACACAGGCACTAGCCGTAAACACTAACTATGTGATGAACCGTGCCACACTTATTACTGCTACTTTACCTGCTAGTGCCGCACTGGGAGACTCCATTCGTATTGTCGGTAAGGGAGCAGGAGGATTCACGATTGCTCAAAACGCAGGCCAGACCATATATTTCGGAGTCGCAGCCTCGACTACAGGGGCCGGAGGGTCAATCTCTAGTAACCACCGTCGGGACTGCGTCAATTTAGTCTGTGTGACCGCCAATAACGATTGGGAAATCATGGACTCAATCGGTAACCTGACGGTAGTTTAATGGTGTTCAACGGATCATGCAATCCATCTCAAACGCATTTCACGCAATCTGGATCAATCCTTGAACCCGTTCAGACCGTTGCCACAAGCTATGTCACAGATAGTGGCACAGCTATACCATCAGCCAATATTCTGAATATTCTTGGCGGAGCTGGTGTTTCTACGTCCGGGGCAGGAAGTACTGTCACTATTAATGCAACGAGCGCACCCCCTGAACCAGACGATCAGACGCTGTTATTTCGCGCACAGAATCGTCTTGCATGGAAGATAGGAAACTACGGAGTGCAATCGACTGGAGGAGGTGGGGATAATGCATTCGGACGATTTGGTTCCTCTCAGGGTGTGGGAGCATCAGTTGCTCCGTATTACTATGGGCGTCAGTATGCCATGCATTTATATTATCCTAATGTCGGAGTTTATGGGCTGCACCCAACGTACATAGGGACCTATGAGTTAGCTTGGGGAATGGTAATCAAGCTGAAGGTGTCTTCTGGATGGGGTTCCGGTAAATATTGCTATCTAGGGCTGCACAATATCCCCAATGCATCGCTACCTACAGACGGTGCCGTTTTCTATATGGACCCGACAAATTCTAGCTATTATATCTGCAAAACATCGAGTGGTGGAGTAACGACGAGCACCACAACATCTGTCGCGATTACCACAGATGCCATCAAGATGGCGATTGTTGTGAATAGCGCAGCAAGCCAAATAGATTTCTACCTAGCTGGAGTATTGGTAGCTTCACACTCAACGAATCTCCCCAGTACATCGACAGCGCTCTACTGGACGGTATATCAGCAGTGCGATACCGGCGTGCCGTACATCAATACACTGGATTTTGATCAACTCTACTTCAGCAATGGTGCCTAATGGCTGTCTTCAATGACTCATGCAACCCGAGCCAGACTTATTTCACTACCTCAGGTGGAAAGCTTCAGTTATGTGCCGCAACTTCACTTTCGTTTGTTACAGACAGCGGAACCGCAGTGTCGGCAGCTAACACTCTGACTATTGCTGGTGGAACTAACATGAACTCATCTGGTTCTAGTAGCACTGTCAGCCTGAATCTGGAAGCTGGAGCTGGAGGAAATCCTCCTGATCCTCATGTGCCAGATACCCTGTTTTCCCGACGATCCATCATAGATGAGTGGTACTTTAATCCAGTCTCTGTCACCACTCCAGTCCGTGGACGATGGGTGCGCATCGGATCCAGTACACCTACCATCACGAGTGCTACCGCGTCATTGATGCGAGGGCGTGTAGGCGTGCAGGCGCTGACTACAACAGCCTCTACGTCGCAGGGATGGTATGCGTACTGTCCTCTATGCATAGGTACTCAGGAAATGAGTATGGGATGGGCTGTGGCGTTTGATCTGGCTAGTGGATGGGGAGCTGGAGCGTATGCGCATTTTGGGCTGAGTGGAACTAATCCATCGACCGCGTCGGCACCAACCATTGGAACGTGGTTCTATTGCGATCCGTCATACTCGGCCAATTTCATCTGTCGCTCAGGAGACGGTATAGGCGTAGAGGAAACAAATAGTGGCGTAGCCATCAACACGAGCTGGCATAAGTTCATGATATGGGCCAATAATACTGCGACAAGCGTCGAATTCTATATCGACGGTACCCTCGTAGCAACCCACAACGCTAATATCCCCGCAGATACCGATGAGTTGTTTTGCACATACGCGCAATACCACAGTCAGGCAAAATTGCATTATGATACCGTCTACTATCTCAGCGAGAGTCTATCACTATGACATTTAATTCCACGGTAAACCCTGACAACGCCCATTTCAGTCAATCTGGAAGCATTCTTAGCCTGAAGGGGAATGTTCCTCTGACATATGCAACCGATTCAGGGTCGGCTACCGCAGCTTCACACATCCTTAATGTGGTTGGCGCTACAGGAGCGTCTACTAGCGGCTCAGGAAATACTATTACAGTATCCGCGACTTCTACGTCAGTATCTCCAGATCCGTTTGATCCTAGCAGTCTCTTCCTTCCAGAGAATGTTCTTAACCACTGCTGGACAGATATTTCGTGGAGCGCACCGGCCGTTGCAGTTCAAGACGGAATCGACGGATGGGGGCTCCATATCACAGGTACGGCTGAGTTGGTCGATGACTTCACCACCTATACACAGTGTGGAGGACGTCTGGGTGTAGTCTCTCTAAACCCGACTCCAGGTAGCACAAACGATGCCACACTTAGTAGGACCGATACGGGGCTATATTGGACGAATACCAGTGATCAGCAATCTAACGTGGCTATCGGCTGGGATTTCTATATAGACCAAGTAGCTGATTGGGGGGCAAACGGGGTCCTCCAATTCATTATAGGTAGCCAATTAGATGCATCCACGGGCTCGTGTGGGGTAAATATCTACGCTAAGCGTGCAACGTCAGCAAATTGGTTCATACAGTGTAGGGGTGTGCCCGGTGCCGCGTTAACATCTACCAACACCGGCATTGCCATTGGTACCGGGTGGCATAAGGTCGCGATTGCGTTCAGCAAAGACGGCGCCCTAGTGGAGTGTTTCCTAGATGCGGCATCGCTTGGTACCTTCACTTCTAATTTGCCTATCGATCAAACCAACCCTAGCTACAAAGTTCGTGTTAAGGACAATAAGGCACAGGTGCTGATCGATACGATCTATTATCTCAACGACGCAAACGAGTATATCTAGGAGCTCTCCCATGTCAGCAGCAGCAGTAATTCGCTATTCTCTATACACGTCGCTCGCCTCATATATAGGAATTGCCGTTTTTCTATGCATGACAGCCTTCGCTTGCGAGCTGCTCAATGAAAAGCTGGGCCTAGAGGATGATAACCTCATCGAGGAGTGGAGCGAGGACTACCTTTACGACAAATCCGGATTTAGGGTGGATTTGACTCCAACAAGCCCAGAAAACCTATAATCTACCAATTTCTACCGATTTGGTAGCCTAGGGGGTATGTTAGGTTTGGCAGATTCCCTTCCGCCATACCAAATATACAATCCTAGTCCTATTAATGTGACTGTAATGGCATTTCCGGTTTCTGTAACTATTGCAGCCATTATTACAGCTCCAAAAAACTGTAGCACAGTAATAAAGTTATCCCAAATGCCAGGAACTAAAAGTAATACACAAACGGTTATAGTCAGCAACACCAGATTTAATGAATTACAAGCTATTGAATTTTGTATTGTGTCTATCTTTTCCCTCAGATAACTAATTTCTTCGCGTAGGGACAGGTTTTTGTCGTACAACATATTATTTTGTTTACGTAATTCATCTAAATCCATGTAAATGCTGAATTCCTTTTCTGTTGTTTTTGTAGCTGCGCATGCTCTTCCTTGAGCTCTGCTATCTGTGCCTTCAACTCACTTAACTCTGCAAAAAGCCGCCGTCGTACCTTGCCATGGCTTTCCTTGATATCAAGGATCTCACTCCACATGTGTACATCGTCGTCAAAAGGAAATAAATCTAATTGGACCATACTACTCCTCCAACTTAAATCCCCATGTTGGCATGGAGAATCGTCTATATTTATCCAGATTTATGCTAGCTAATTCTGGAATTGAGGAATAGTCTACAGTTCCGCGCTCTTTAATAAAATAAGCTTTTAGACCGTACCCAACAGTTGTTGTTGTTAATTTAGACTTTAAGTGACGTTGCAACGAGGAGATCTCATCCTCTATTAACTTGCGGTATTCCAATAAATTGACTAATCGACGGACGTTATCTTCATCGGAAGGATCCCACGATTGAGTATCTTTGCCACATAATTCCGGCGGTGTCAGATTCATCATGCATGAGTAGAATGTGCGTTCCTTACGAATCATTTCAGTGATGTAATTATTGTCTCTATCTACCTCCAGCAGATGACTGCTGTCGTCAGAATAACTAAAGTAGAACATCTTTTGTGCTCCGGTAACAGCCATTATATGCTGTAGCTGAGGAGCGTAATGCATTGGTACCTTTGCTGAGGCTGCTGACGAATGATCATCCTTGCCTGGGCATTTGATCTCTATCACTATTGACCCGTCTTCGCTAATCGCATCCAGGCTCGCCATCTGCCACTCATACACGTCGCTCTGAATCACACCCGGTTTAAGGACTATTCCAAAATGGAGTTCTAGCTGTTCTCTAGCCTTTGCTTCCATAGCGTGACCACGAGCCATGGCAGGTGTCATTGTCTGGGCTTCTTTCAATCTTAGTTTACGCTCCCATAGCTGATACGGCGTACACCAAGGAGACACCCCCATGATTATGGGAGCGTCAGAAGCACCAATTTTTGTCTCTCTAAAGGTCAACCACTCTGGAGTACCTTGCTCTAACTCTATTCGCATGTACTCTCCTGTAGCTTTTTCAATCTCGCAATCATTCCATTTATGACGTTGGACGGCAACTTTTGCATATCGCCATCGAATCGAGAGCTCAAGAAGTTCTGTAGATTTTCCTTCAGCACACTATCCATCGAGACTAATGCTAAAAGTTCGTCGCATTGCGATTGAGAGCATAGTTCAACATGCAGTTGTTTTTCTGGCACATGTATAGTTACATCTACTTCTTTCTCTGGCGTGTTTTTGCACATCGCTTTTTCCGCCTCTATTGCGCTAGAGATTTCTCCGTCTACATAGCAGTCTCCTATCACATCTGCAAATAGGCGACGAGCTAAACGGCTTAGTGCGCGAGCAAATAGCATATCTCCAGGATAGTTGAGCCATGCAAAACCTTTACTAATATTAGCCTTTTTTGCTTCATCGATACTAAAGGACACCATCATGGTATCCCCATTATCATGTCGCTTGCCATGCAGGGTGTAGCAGGTATCATCTGATTTTTTGTCTACGGTGATACTATGACCGGCTTTACGTATCAGTTGATTCATCATCTGTGCAGATAGCTCTACCTTGCCATTAACGTAGTAGCACCCCCCATTTAAAGCTCGTACTGGATCAATGCCAATGGCTTTAGCTTGTGCAAGGATAGCTAGAATGCCATCCATACCTAGTTTAGCGTAGTGCTTTTGGGTATGTAGCTTTTGTGCGAGCTCAAATGAGCGCTCAGCCTCTAATGTGAATGCATCTACAGTGATTAATTCTTGGCGGCTACTCATGTTAAACTCCAAATAGGTGCGCGGTGTCTTGCCAAGCAGTCTGCCCGTCGCATGGCATAGAACGCTCGTTGTAGTCGTCGATAGATTTTTGAGCAGCTTTGATGTGGTAATTTAGCTCTTCGATGACACTCTCGAACTCGCCTGCGTCTAAATCGATCAAATCAGACACTGTTAGATCCTCTAGAAACCATGACTGTGTAAGATCATCTATGAGTGTTAGCGCAGCTAGAATTGTAGCTTTGCATCGTCTAGATGGATGTAAAGCAGATTGACACTCAAGAGCTAGTACTGATTGCTCTGTAGCCTCGATGATATTTTCTGTTTCTGGATACATTTTTGAATCCCTGTTCGTGTTGCATCACCACTTCCGTAGCGACACACCTATTTTACAGTGACTTTACATTTATCGCAAGCGTTTTTCGTCGGCAGGGACGATAACGTGTGCATTTAGGTCCAGTTTTGTTGGAGTGCAACATAACTAAAGCTATCGGACCATACGTCCTGGGTTGTCTAGGCCGGTTAGTTCTCGTTGGAACCTCCAGTTGGAGGCTGCTTTTGGATTTTTGCAGCAGCTATCCTGAACTAGACCACGTATAGGCAGACTGATCATAGCCTTATTTTTTGCATTGCCAAACAGAACTTCGTTCGCATCCCAAGACAGGATCGGCTGATCTGATGTGCCTTCAATGCCAAAGTCCTGCTTTATTTGCTTGTATGACCAGTGCCACGTCGGCAAGTCGCCCATATCTAGATCCAAATCAAAATACGGCGTCTGCTCGATCAGATCGACCAGCTCTGTCAGATTTCTACATCCGAACGTCTTGTGTGACTTAATGCGTCGCTTAGCGTCCTCAAAAGACTCACAACGCAGTCGATATAGGAGCTCTTGCATGCCGTAACCGTCCGAATCTTCTTGATCGCGATCTCTCAGCTGCTTGAGTATATTATCTGTATCCTCTACCGCCTCTTTGAAATAATCAAGAATCTCGACTGGTGTGCGGCCTGCTGAAAAATCATCTTCAAATTCGAGTCGTGTGTACATGGGTTCCTCCTGTTGGCTCAGGTTTTCCTTCTGAGGTGCGCCTATTTTAGCACACCCGAAACAAAGAGTGCAAGCGTTTTTCGTTGGCAGGGACGATAACATACGTCAACGCTCTCGGATAATTTTCTGCGGTAAAATATCCCAACCCCTTTAAAAACCTCTGTGTTGCTATTTTCTTGGTGACCAGCATGTAGGTATTGCTAGCATTGCGATCGTTTAATCTGGGCCACTATAGATGGGTTTATGGGTATTTGCTGAATATGCTTGGACATCTTGATTGCCTCGTCGATGAGATTTTTGGGGTCGTCAGTACTTATCGTCCACATTTCTCCATTTGGTCCCTGAGCGCATAGGTAGCCGTCCATCCATCCGATGATCCAGTCTCGCTGAGCTGCCATCTTTTGGACCTCTGGAAGCTGTGCGCATATTTTACCGATTGCGGACGATCTAGCCGCGGTCGTTTCTCTATCGACCTGACCTGGAGTGCGTTTATCGTGGAATTTTCGGGGCGATTTCGTAGACGGGACATATAGATCGCGTATTGCAGCCCGTAGCCAAGCGACCCGGTTAAAAATTCGGCGACCTCTAGCCAAGGGTTGATCCATTGCCTCTACAGCCATGCGGATTTGCAGTGCGTTTCCACTCAGGCAAAGCTGCTTCGCCTCTTGAAGGGATATTTTTCCTTCATCGATGAGATCCTGGATGTCCTCCAGTTCGCATAGTCTTGCTTTTTTGGGCTTTTGAGACTCCCTCTTTGGAGGAGAACAGAGACAGGGGAGCTCTGCTCCCTGTTTTAGTTCTTCTCTTATATTCTCTTTAAGACAAGAAAAGGGTTCTTGTTTGTGTGCAAAATTTGCACAAGGGGGGGTGGGGGGTGGTGCAAAATTTGCATCTCTATTTTGTTTTTCAACGTCGATTTTTTGCGCTCGCACTTTCGACACTACGTGCTCATGGTTCAGATCCCAAATATCTACGAGTTTGATTAAGTCTGATCCCCTATTTCCGTTCGATTCATACTGTGGCGTGCAGCTGATCAAAGACCTCCCCTTCAGCTCTTTCATCGGCATAGACAGTCGTTTTTTTGCATTTATGACGGTGCGTATTGATCTACCACTACCTGCGGCTATTTTCGCATTTGACATGAAGCATTTCCCGTGCTCTCCAGCCACATCTCGTAAAAACATAAATATTATCAGTGCATCTCCGGACAGTGGCAAAGAAAACAAAATTCTTTGAAATATGGTGAAACCTGAGTTGATTCTTTTGTTTGTAAGTTTATTATTTAAATTGGTCGTGCTATCTAATTCGTTGCTAGAAATACACGATGATGCTAAGCTTGCAGACATGTTTTTATCCTTAAGCCACCCATCAGTTACATATAGTGGGTGGCTTTTTTTTGTTATCGTGTTCTATTATATGACATGGTAAGAAGATTCAGCTCGTGGAAAACGATGACGTCTGTGTCTCTCTCACCATTTTCCTTATAACGTTTACCAATAGAGATAAAGGATCCGCCCTCTAGTTTTTCTCTGGCAACAGAGAGTAAGACTTTGTATTTTTGTATACCCTCTATAGTGATGCCTATTCGCTTACTTATAACCTCGTCTGAATCAACACATATTCCGAGTTCTCCAAACACGCAATATTGCTGATATAATTTATTTAGTATAAATACCTCTTGTGAGGTGAGTAGTGCATTTGCATTTCCCCAGCCCATACATCCCCATATAGTAGATTCTTTATCATGATGTGAAGTATTTTCTAATATCTTATTGTCGCTCAACAGCAATGCACCCTTGCGGTACAGACTTCCTATTGTGAACTGCATTTCCAAGTTTTCTGATTCGCTGTTGCCCGGCAATGAAATCCTTCCAGGCGATTTCTCTACCTCAATATAATGTCGACTTGGCCCAGCGATATCTCTAATCTTTTTAAATAATTCTTTTGAGTTGTCTACTATCCACGGATTGTCCATGACCTCGTCAACCGACTTAAGTATGTGCAAATACGAACCATTCCTTGGCTCTTCCATATTTTTCATTCCGTACTGTTGATTTTCGCTGCAAGAAATTGCAGCTTCTGATATACCAATAGACATATTAATTTTATGCTCCTTTTAGTAGAGCATTAATCCTTGTTGGGCCCCGCAACCCTGTGTTGTGGGGTCTTTTTTTTGGCATCGAAACGCAAAATCCTAACTCAACATAGGATTGCGGGCAACTAAAAATCTTTGACTTGCTGCGATAGGAATGCTATGGTCCTGCCTAGACGGATAGACGAATAACTCGCAGATGTCATGTCGCGATTGGATCTCGCTCCTTGGCGATCCCATTCATATACCAATCGTGTGTTAGCGCAGGGCGGCCCATCGACCGCCCTTTTTTAATTGTCATCCCATCCGTCGGGAAACCTATTCAGAAAAATCCACTCCCTAAGCACGATTCGTAAACAACCATCCTCCTCGTCAGGCATAAGATTGATCAAGTTTTCTGATAGAAGTCCGTCTAGATCCAGATTAATGATACCAGCGGTCGTCCTAAGCTCCCGAGCCGTTTCCGAAATGCTTAGCTTGACAAAGTCACATCGCACGCAATAGGTCTTCTGCAAGAGGTACACAAGCATTCTGAACTCGTGAGGAGTTAGTTTGCGTAGCCAGTAATCTAAAACCGCGTCCGGTATGGGTCGATCCTTTTCGTCCATATTGCCTCCTAGAGTCAAATCGGCATTTTTGGTATTCTATTCATACCGAGCATGTTAAGGAATATTATGTATTACGCAATTGATTTTTCATTTATAGACGACAAAGCAATACGCGTCCGTGTGCCTCAGGAAGAGATGGTAAATTTCATGAAAGCGATTTCAGCCGGGGAAGTATATAGATGCCACAAACTCAAACGGGGCCTGTGGATTGCGATCAATAACGTGCGTTTTTTCGAGGTGGCTGAAGTCAATAAGCCCTTAGATGAGATCCAGGCATTCGCAGCTAAACGTTGCGCTCCTGTTAAGGGCGGGGGTCCGAAGAGGACAAATCAAGAGGTAAAAAAAGACTGGGATCTGATAGGTCTAGAAAAAACGAAACCTTTACGAGACGCAGAATGGCTACCGAGTTGACACCCGTGTCTAGAACTAGCGCCATTAATGCTCCTGCAGATCAAATTGGGCGCCTTGGTTGCCACAGGTTGTGCAGATCGCCAGCACTCGGTCCTGAGGAGTGGGAAGAGCTACGTAAAAAATTAAATGAGTTAATGCAAAAAGAAAAAGCCGCCCAAAACAAAGCCGGATTGGGCGGCGTGCACAATGAAAAGCGTTAAACCGCAAGGTCAGGAACAGGTAAGGACCCCAAAGAACAATTTGTACTCTAAGTCCACATCCTTTTTTTAACCTAGTATTTTTTATAGCTAGGACGGGATCCTGGCGGTGGTGAGCTCAATTTTTCAGGTGCACTATAAGTAGTTTTTTGTGATGCACGAGGTGCAGTTCGCGCCTTATTGCTCGGATCATAGGAGGGTTTTTTTCCTGTGCCAGGTTTTGTAGGCAATCGTTTCTTTTTCTGATACGGACGATATACCTGCTCTACATCCACCGTCTTTAGCTTCACGTTGCGCATGTAGCGACTCTTGAGCAAATCGTGGCAGGACCGTGCCATACCTCCGTATGGTCTAAACTCCCGTACAAAGTCCTGGCAGTTTTCGATGATGATATGACGGATCGTGTCCATGAACTTCGGATCCATGTGGCTAAACGCGGGGACCCATACGGCATGTCCGTGTTCTTTGGACCATACTAGGCACATTGGCTCTGTAATTTTAGTGATGCGCTTCTGCTTATTGGTGCATGTGATCACGAATCCTCGCAGATCCATCTTCTGGCTTTTCCAATAGACGTGCGCACTAAACGAAAGTGTTTTTCCGTTTGCACCGAACAGCTCATAGCATTCGACAAACTCAATATCTTTGGCTAGCTCTAGATCTATTGGACCAAGCTTTTCCTTAAGAGATGGCACTGGTCCAACAGTTGGAAGGATCGACTCATAGCCATCCGTATTCATCACTTTTACTGGTGGTGGTTCCATCTTTTCTGCTGATAATGGAGCCTGTTCTGAACTCGTCGTTATTGTCATCGTGGTCCTCCTCAAGGAACGAAATAATAATGGTATGCGAACCGCGCCTACGTAGGGCGTTGCAGGGTAAATTGGATAACTCTGGGAATCCCACATCGGTTATCTGTCCGTGACTGGCGATATAACAACGCTCCCGCAGCCATCCTTCTTTCTGCCGTCTAAATTTGTTGAAGCTTTGTACCGTAATGCCGCATAAAGATGCGATATCGTAAATGGACAACTTTTTGTCATGTAGCCACTTGTCTAGGTGCATAAGACCCTCCTGTAGTATATTATATGGGATACCACGGTTTCGGTACAGCGGTGGTTATCGATCCAGCGGGGCTAAATGCGTATAAAAATAGTAATAGATGGACAGCCCACAGCTAAGGCCCGCGCAAGAACAAGACGGGTAAAGGGAAAGACAACAACCTATGATCCTCAGGTCGATGAAAAAACCACATTCAGATGGCGATTAAGATCAGCATTATCTAGATGCGACGATATTGCCGGTCTATTTTTACGTCGTATAGAGGTGACGATAGCCTACGAGATGTCTCTACCCCTCAGTATGGGTAAAACTGAACGTAGTCGTCTACTAGGTACTGGTCATGCAAAAAGACCTGATCTTGATAACCTTGCTAAATTCACGCTAGATGCAGCTAACGGAGTCCTATGGCGTGACGACGCACAAATAGAATCGCTCAATCTACGAAAATACTGGGGATATGAACCTCGCACCATCATCATCGTTGACTACTTAACCAATGGAGAGGCAAATGCCAATGAAAAAGGGACACTCACCTAAAACCGTCTCAGCCAATATCAAAATGCTAAAGAAGGAAGGAAAGCCACAGAAACAGGCTGTAGCTATTTCCTTGGAGACAGCAAGAGAAGCAAAAAAGAAGGTGAAGAAGTAGATGTCAGAAAAGCCATTTTGGACCCTTATAGACGTTCCGCTTGATCAGCTAAGGGTGCATACCAAAAACCCACGATCGTTGAGTGTAGAGCAGCAGAGGCACCTTGATGAGTCGATGAGTAAGTTTGGTTTGATTGACAAGCCCGTGCTCAACGCCGATTTCACCATCATCGGGGGACATCAACGTATATCAGTGCTTAAACTTCAGGGAGAGACTAGCTGCTTCTGTTGGCTGCCAGATCGGCTCTTGAGTGATGAGGAAGTGGATGAGTTAAATATTCGCCTCAACAAGAACGTTGGCGATTGGGACTGGGAGATACTGGCAAATCAATGGGACATCAATGATCTTCTCGACTGGGGCTTCACAGAAAAGGATCTAGGGCTTGGAACCTCAGAAAAAAAACCAGTCAAACCTAAAGTGACTATCGAATTCGAGGATTCCGACCGTATGATCGAAGTACTTCCGGCTATCGAATCACTGGCAAACAAACATGGTCTAAACATGAAGATAAAGGCTTAGTAGAACTGACTGCCACGAGACCCGACAAACGACCACTGCTCATCTGAAAAATGCGGTTCGATAGCTGTCTTGGCTATATCCAGTCCTTTCGAGGACTCTAACAGGGCCTCTTCGAATAGATCTCCGACCCAGTCAATCTCATTTGATGGTTTGGGACTATCATCGGTAGCAGTACCGGTAGACATTGATGCCACAACAGCATCGTGCTCGTCCTGTATTTTCCACTCGGGCTTATTCTGTTTGATTTTACGCTTGCGGGGCCTGCTAGTGCGTTGGCACAGTGGTTGATCTGCTACAGCACGAGCTTTAGCGAGTTCCTCTTGATAAGCCCTCCATTCAGTTTCTAGATTGGATAGGTCCGCATTTCTGAGACCATCTAGACCGGTCGTGTCATCAGTGAGTGTTTTTTTGAACTCGTTCCATTCATCCCAACATTCCCCAGGCACAGCATTACTCGTTGGATCTATATTTTCAGCTATGTACTCATGTAAATGAACACCAGCTGCGTCTGTATCCATCCTATGAAGCTTTTGATCAGGAGTGTTCATTGGGATATTTGGGTTGAGAGAGTCGTCCTCATGCACAATGTCTCTCAAAAGCACCTTTCTTATGTCAGGATCCATACCAGCGACTAAATATTCCGGTATTTCCTCTGGAGTCACTTCGCATGTACGATAGATGGTGTGGCGAGATCCGTCCTGCTGAATTTTAGGAGGAGTAAGAGCAAGTGTAGTATCCATATAGCCCTCAAGGATAGTATCTACATCTATCTCAGCACCAATTAGATGCGAATACCTATCGATGAACATGAGGATCGCATAGCGCACGATATCCTGGCGGTAACAACCGAAAATAGTAGAAAAAAAGTTTAGCACAAACATCGTTTCAGCAGTGACGCGAGTAGCCACTACACAATGCTGATGGCTGATAGGATCTTTTGTATCCATTTTAATTTAACTCAAAAAATGTTAGGTTGGCATACAGATTAACCTTAATCCCCCTAGTAGTCAACCATGTCCGAATCACCAGAATTTCCAGAGACAAAAAAACCACTCGATTTCAGCGATAGGCCAAAAGGTCATAGAAGAAAGTGGACCGAAGATAGACTCGATGAACTTGAAGAGAAATTTTGGGAGTGGATTGATTCAGACAATCAGATCCTTCTCGGAGAGTTTTGCCTCAAGCACCGAGTTTCGCAGTCCGATCTAGGGAGATTCTGTGAGCGCCATCAAGGCATGAAAGAAGCCCACGAAATGGCCAAGCTTAAACAGCAAACGGCCCTCTGTAAGGGGGGATTGACGAATCGATTTAACACCAGGCTAACGATGTTCTTGCTCACTGTACAGCATGGTATGGTTGAAAAGACAGGTGTGGAACACTCGGGACAGGTCACGACTCAGCCCGTTCTTTTCAATGAACAGGCTAAGCCGTGGAACAATGCTCAA